TCTACAAAATTAACAGACTTTACCATAAACATCTCTCTGTTAATATCGGGAGCAAATTTACTTTTTCTTATATTTGAAGCACTGCCGTAAAAATAAGTTCCTTTACCGTCATCACCCGCTTTATCAGCGATGTCAAAAAGTTTTTCTACCGACCCAAAAACAAAACTTTTATTATTTTCAAAAAATATAAAATTTTTAGCTTTTTCATTTTTAGGTATGGACTTTGAAGCCAACCAGTTTATACATTTAAAGGGTGACCAACCCGGTGAAACAAATTTAATTTTATTAGATGTTGCATTTAAAATAGAAAAATTAGTAAAATTACTTCCTTTTTCTACAGCATTGTCATTACTTATTTTATAGTTTCTTTTAGATGCTACAAAATCAAAATATATTTTTTTAGCTATGTTATGAGGAAATCCTGAAAAACTTTTATATAAAGGAAGGTTTACATCTCTTATTACTTCTTTAGATGCAAACGATAGAGAGTATTTTTGTGTAGTCTCACTCTGAGCTACTCTCTCACTTATTTTATAAATTACAAAATCTTTTTGTATAGATACTGGAAATGTTGGAGTTGTAATTTTTGTCAGTAATATTTCTTGGCCAACAACAGGCCCATTTTTTATAAGATTAATACTATCGGAGATTAAAATATCTCCGTGAATAAAGTGCTTGAAAATATCTTCGTAGATGTTTATTTCAGCAATAAATGGTCTTAAATCTATAAGAGTACCATTACTAGTATAAAGTAATAGTTCTTCTATAGTTACTTCACCAGCACTTTGTAATTCTGCCATTATATAGACCCAAGTTTATTTTCTAGCTCATTTACTATCTTATCTAAAAATTGAGGCTTTAGCACTTTAATTCTTCTTTTACTTTCGTTTACTTTTTCCTCATGCAAAAAATTAGTTACTGGAGTACCAGTAACTGTAACCGTAGAAGTTATATTTGCATTTATAGAATTATTATTATTTGCTTTTATCTGATTAGAAGAAATAAACCCCCCATCCGTAGTAGTAACATATAATGTGTTATTATTAACCTTAGACGTAACATATGCATTTCCCGATAGAGTAACATTTGTTATAGTATCACCAGTTGAAAAAGAAGAAAATGTATCTGTATTTGACATTATTAAAACGTTAGCATTAATAATTTTCTCGTTCGCATCTTCATAGTGATGTATACCATTTACGTTGCCATATTTGTCTTCAACAAAATCTTTTAAAACAACTTGACTTAAAGGCCATTCAAAACGAGGGTCGTGTATTTCGTTTGCGTGTAGTATTACCCAATGAAATATAGGCGACCCGTAAATTTTATCAGCGGTAATTTCTGGGGTATCTCCGTCTTTAATATCATACAAATCAAACGAGCTTAATTTTGAACTAGTATCGTCAGAAATTTTTATTCTTACAAAAATATTTTTTACAGTTTGGACAGTTGCAAGATCGTCTAGTGTGTAAAATGTTCGAGGAAACTTACTAAAATACATTAATAACCTTTCTCAATAGATTCAGAAGTAAGAATTTCGTTTTCTCTAAAACTTAATTTCATATTTATTTCGGTTGGCATACCGTCGTAAAAAGTCGAAACTTGCTCGCTTCCGTAAATTATTTCTACATCTTCTAAGAAACAAGGTTTAAATTCATGGTAAAAGGTCTGTTCATCACTTGCAGACCCGAACCTATATTTTATAAGAAACTCAGACGGAAATCTAAAGAAAAACTTTTCCCCAAATAACTCAGGGTGCATATGCCTTTTAAAAGTTTTTATAATAGAATTAACCTCCTCCATTTCAGGTAATGATTGAGGCATAAACTTGTATGTAAAACTAAATTCTCTAAAGTTAACCGATTCAAAAATTACCTCTTTAAAAGGGTTAACACTTACGCCAGCAATACCACCAAGCAACGTACCTACAGGTGGTAATCCAAGCGCTGAAGGTATGTTTAATGCTCTTAATGCGGAAGCTTGCAATCCTGCAGAAACACCACTACCGGATACGTTTGCAAGTGCTTCAACTAAACCTATTAAAGGGCCAAATTCAGCATTATTATAATTCATATTATATTTTACTGCTGGTGGCGCACTTAAATATAAGTTTACAACATCTTTTAGTATAAATTTTTTAATAGCTGGATCTACGAAGGCTGTACCAGCCGCTCTTGCGAAAGCACTAACTACGTTAGTACTTCCTACAGCACCTTCTTCTTCGTCAAGACCGCCAGTTGTGGGAAGAATTGCATTTAAAAGAGCATTGTCTAAAAAATCTGCAGTAGCATTAGCTGCGCCCCTAGCAAAATCAGCACCAGCTTGCGTTGCAGCGCTGATCTTATCAAGATTAAGATTGCCCGAATCTTCCCGTTTTGCTGTATACTCTCTTAATTCAGATTCGTTAGTTACATACTTTGAACCTTCTCTTGAAATTATTTGAAATTGTACGAAGCTTGGTGAGATATCTTGATTTTGTCCTAACCCAGATGGGTATTCTAAAACATTTAAAGACTCATCTACGGAACCTCTTGGGAGCGGTCCTACATCTTCGGCTACTAAATCAGCATCACCAAAGTATGTAAGTTTTCCTTGAGCGACTTGTGTTTTTTGTTGAGTTGTAGCAACTGAAGATTGTCCTGACTGTTGCTTTTTCCCTATATCGTAAATTGGTAGCATTGTTATAAATATCCTTATTACTTACATTATATTTATTATGTACAAAGAGACTTATAAAGGAAAATATAGAATATCTTATCCTAAAAAATACAAAGGGAATTTACATGAGGTAATCTATAGATCTTCTTGGGAATTAAAATTTATGAAGTGGTGTGATATGAATCCTTCTGTATTGGAATGGGGTTCAGAAACTATGATTATACCGTATAAGTCTCCTATAGACAGTAAGTTACATAGATATTTTGTTGATTTTTATATAAAGGTTAAAGATAAAAATAAAAAAGTTCAGAAGTATTTAATAGAAATTAAACCTGAAAAATTTACTAAACCACCAGAAGTACCTAAAAAAAGAACTAAAAGATTTATTCAAGAGGTATTTCAATACGGTGTAAACCAGGCTAAGTGGAAGTCTGCTAATGAATATTGTTTAGATAGAGGATGGAAGTTTTTAATACTTACGGAAAATGATTTAGGAATAAATGGTTAACATACAAGAAAAATCATATAGCTGGTACAAGTCTCAAGTAAGAAAGCTTGGTACAGTAACGCCTAGAAGTTATATGAAAGATGCCAGTATGGTTAATACAATTAAACCAGGTGGTATGTATTTGTTTAGATATTTACCTTATGAAAGAGAGTACTTAAAAATTTGGGATCAATTTCCGTTACTACTACCTTTTAGAAAGTGGGGTGAATATTTTATAGGTATTAATCTACACTATATGCCTTATCTAATTAGATACAGATTGCTACAAGATTTATCAAGGTATACTACTGATGATAACTATGATGAAAAAACAAGATTAAACTTATCTTGGAAATTATTATTACGATTTTCTCAAACAGCTCCAGTAAAAGGTGCTGTAAAAAAATATTTTTTTTCTAATGTAAGTAGAGGTGTTTTTATGGAAGTACCTTACCCAGATTGGACGCTAGCATCTCAACTACCATTAGAAAGATTTAAATCTAAAAATGCTGGGCAGTCAAGGACACCTCAAACAGCGTGGAAGTACGCGAAACAACAACATGATAAAATGCGAGGTGAATCTGTAGTTGATAAGAAACAAAGAGAATATAAAGAAGCTGTTGAGAAAGAAATACAAAAGTTTAAAGACCTTGCTAAATCAGGCAAGAAAGCTAACCCATTTATAATCTAATATGGCTATTGCAAATTTTAATTTAAGACAATTTCAATCTTTAGTAAAAACTAAAGGACTGGCAACACCTAACAGGTTCGAAGCTTTTATCGTACCTCCGCCTGCACTATCTCAATTTACAAGTTTGGAGTATCAAGAGCTAAGCTTACTATGTGAAACTATTGCAATACCTCCTTTAACAATGACACTATCTGAATTAAAGATATTTGGACCTACTTATAAGCGTCCAAAGCAATTGGAGTACGGAGGAGAAGGTATACCTATAACGTTTCACTTAGATCAAAAAATGAACGGTAGAAAATTATTAGAAGATTGGTTTTTTTCTATTGTAGATAGTAGAAGCGGTTTAGTTGATTACCCTAAAAATTATTACTCTACTATTACATTACGTCAATTAGATAGAGTAAATAACGTTGTTTATGAAATAGAACTTATAGATGTAATACCAAGAGGGTTGAATATAACTGAGCTTGACAATCAATCTCAAAATATGACGTTAAGAATGAACGTGATGATGGCTTTTAGAAAATGGACTCGAAATACTAGAGATTTACCTGATACGATGACTGAAGAGGTTACTAGAATACCTGACTTGCAAACCGTACCTGTAGTGGAAAAAAGTGAACAGGGCTTTCCACAAGGACATCCTATTTTAAAATAATGGAGTTATAAATGGCATTACCTAAACTTGAGCATCCAACATATACTGTAAAGTTACCATCAAATGGTAAAGAAGTAGTTTTTAGACCCTTTTTAGTAAAAGAGTATAAAATTTTATTAACTCTTGCTGAAGCTGAAAAAGAAGAAGTAGTAAGAATAGTTAAAGATCTTATTAACGCATGTACGTTTGGTAAAATTGATGTAAACGAACTACCTCATTTTGATATTGAGTACTTATTTTTACAGTTAAGAGCAAAGTCTATTAGTGAAGTCGTAAACGTTGTTGTTACTTGTGACTGTGAAGAAAAACTAGACGCTTCTTTTAACATTGAAGATTTACAAGTTGAAAATAATAAAAAGTTAGAGAATCGAATACAGCTCGATGAAGAAATAGGTGTAGAGTTAAAATTTTTAGATTTTGATACTATAGTTAAACTTGCTGAAAGTGATGATG